GCCAAGCAAGCCGTACTTGACTGCAAATATCTGAATTGCCTTTTGTATCTCTTTCGGTGTTTTCTTCTGCGATTCCATGCGGCCAATGTCAATGGCGTCCAGAATCAGCCGCTGATATTCACTCAGCGGATCATAAATGCTGGGCTGCGCCGTTTTTGTCGGCGTAAGGTACAGAATGCCATTTTCCGCCGTTTTCCATTCATATTCACTATATCGCACCCAATGGCAACTGGTGCGTTCAAATAAATTCTTCATATTTTCACCTGCGCTTCCAATCTTCAATCCCATATTTGACTAAGAGCTTTTGAGCCTGTTCCATACCGCTTTCGGTAATGTAAACGGATTTGGAACGGGATGGATGGTTGCCCTGTCTGATGTAATCTGCATCATCCAGTTCATTCAGAATATCGAAGTCATATCCTTTCCAAGCATAAAAATCAGTTGCTTCGTCAAATTTCTCTCCCTGTGCAAATCGGGAAAGGTATATCAGCATCATTGTCAATTCACGCATTGCTTCATCCGTATTGATATTAGCCATATTCTTGCCCTCCACTATGTATTGTAACCGATATTGTCTATTATTATATTACGCATTGCTTCTGTTTTCAATATCCACGCCATTTTCGCTCAGAAATTCTTTTTCGAGCAAGGTCAAGGGCTGCTGTATCTGCACTTTTTCGGTAAGTGCGGCGAGCAGCTTTTTTCGTATCTTTTTGAGCATCGTGTTTCGCACTTTGCGGATGTTACGGTCAGACTGCCCACGAATAGTGGCCATTCTGACAGAACTATACTGCCGCAGTGCCCACAGGAACATAAGGAATTTGCTATCTTCGCTCAATTCCCGCAGGATATTGGATATATCCCCATCCGTCACAAGCTCGTGGATGTCGTAAGGACAGTAGAAAATGGAATCTACGAAATCACCTTTGCGTTCCAGCTTGGACAACACATCGTTGAGAGTGTCGGGAAAGTACAGCCCGTCTTCGGCTGCTCCATGGTCAAGGGGAATATCGTCACCACTTCGATATAGCTCGTGATAGCGCTCCTTGCGCTGACGGTTGGCATCGAGCCGATCATACCACGCCACAAGGTTTTCGTAATCTTTGAGCGTTCGGGCAGAATCCTCCAACCGTTTCAGAGCCTGCACCCGAAGCTCACGCTTTAAGAGTTTTCGTTCGGGCTGATCATCTCCGGTATCGTCCCCGTCATCCTCTATGGGATGTTCCTCTGCATCGGCTTCCAGTTCGTCAATGAGCCGCTGTTCCTTGGCAAGCCTGCGTTGTGCCTGCTCCTGTTCTTCGGCTTCTTCATCCTCAATACTGGAAAATGTTACTTGTTCTCTTCGCTTCTTTCGGGGAGATTCATCGGGATCGGCTTCATCGGTGATATCTTCCTCGTCATCCCAAAGGGCATTTTCATCTTCTTCATCTTCGTCTATGTAATTGGGAGCGTCCGTGTCGTATTCATCATAATAATCAGTAGCTTCATCATAAAGATTGTCATTTTCGTATCGCTTGGGTTCGTCGTACACCGCAGGAACCCCCTTCAAAAATATTTTTCAAATTTTCTTTGATTATTCGAAAAACAGTTCCGCTAAACACCCAGTATTTCTCCTATTAGTGAGGAAGTAATACATTCTGTCCTTTATTATATTACTTCCAATACTAAAGAAAGGAGGAAACTGCCTATGAGCAAAACCTATCGTGAGCTGACAGGAAAGGAGAAAAGACAGATCAAAAAGTTAGTTGTCTCCAAGCGTGCCAACTACGACAAGGAATACGGCTGCCTGCCGCTGGACTGCAACTGCTATATGCTTGGTATCTGCTATACCAACAGTGCCCTGTGCAGATATTTTCGGGAATCTGTACTGCCCGAAGCACCGAAGCTGGACGCTGTATTCAATCACGCACCAACGGTCAACTGCAAGCTGTGCGGCAAGCCATTCCTCATTGACGGGAAACGGGTGTACTGCTCGAAACGCTGTGCCACCGAAGCACGCCGCCAGCAGACCGCTGCCAGAGTGCGTAAGCACCGTGAAAAGCAGAAACAAACCACAATGTAATCGTTTTGCCCTCGGAAAGCCTTGTACCGCAAGGCTTTCCGAGGGCATTTCTGCATGGGTAAGGGGTTTATCCCTCTTGTCCTGTTTTAACCGCACAAATGGTTACAGGGAATCGGAACTATCAATAGTATACTCGAAATTTATGAATTATTCAATCTATGGAGGAGATTTGCCTATGGTAAAAAACGAAAGCAAGAACTTTGCTTATACCACCCACCGCATCGGTGGCACAACCTATAAAGTCAAGGTCGTGTTTAACGAAAGCGGTACGGAAACGATGGAGGATAAAATTTTACGGATTATTCGCAATGAAGTTCACACAAGCTGCGAAAAGCATGATATAATGGACGCACCACAAATGAGTCGACAGTCTGAAAGGAGCGCATCATGAGCGTGAAACAGACTGTGGGACAGGATCCCAATAAAATTACGGCATTGTACGAGAGACTTTCCCGTGACGATGATCAGGTTGGCGATAGCAACAGCATTGTCCATCAGAAAAAATACCTCGAAAGCTATGCCCAGCAGAGAGGTTATACGAACTGCCGTCACTATACGGACGACGGCTGGAGCGGAGGAAATTTTGAGCGTCCTGCGTGGAAACAGCTCATTGCAGATATTGAAGCAGGCAAGGTTGCCCATGTTATAGTCAAGGACATGAGCAGGGCGGGTCGTGACTATCTGCAAACAGGCTTTTACACGGAGGTGTTCTTTCGTCAGCACAATGTACACTTTGTGGCGATTGCCAACAGCGTGGACAGCGACGATCAGAACAGCAACGAATTTGCTCCTTTTTTGAATATTATGAAGAACACGAGGTATTTGGGAGGGGTAAACTGCTAATTTCTCTCCAATTCGACAAATCAGTGTGCAACAATCAAATATCGCTGCTGTTACAGAATGTTTCCGTCTGGCTGCTGATGCGGTCAGGCGCTTTTTTTGCCCGATCACACCAGCCCAACAAAGCGGTAGTAAATTTTAATGTCCTGGTGTCTTTGACCGTCTATGACGGTTCGTTCTCCAACTTCAATGCGGTCAATCAGTTCCTCAATGATTTCCCGGTTCAGTTCCTGCAAGTCCAGATACTGCCGGATGGTTCCGGCCCACTGGTGGATATTGGCGATGTCCTGCTGGGCTTTCCGTTCCCCGGCTAACAGGCTGTCCAGGCGTTCCGATTTCTGGATGCGTTCCTGCTCGTTCTTTTGAATCAGAACCGAGAAGGAATCGCCGCTGATTGCCCCGCTTACCTTATCTTCATAAAGTTTTGCGGTGATCTGTTCCAACTCCTCCAAACGCCGCCGCAAACGGCTGATTTCCTGTCGGCAGTCCTCTTGTTGCGCGGCGCTTGCGGATTGGATGTGCTGTTTCAGCTTATCCAGTACAGCGGCTTCATCGGCTGCAACCGCTTTGCCATGCGCCCGGATTTCACTCAGCACCAGGTTTTTCAGGCTGATCTCAAAAATCCGGTGCCAGGAGCAGATGCTGTGTCCGGTAGTGGCAAACCGGGAGCAGAAATAAGAAGTATAGTGCTTGACAGTGCCATTTTTCCGGCGCTGTGTTTCGCGGGCGGCAACCAGAGGATGCCCGCAGTCCGCGCAGACCAGCTTTCCGGTAAACAGAGATGCTTGGGGCGGCGTATTGTTAGCGGAAATCTGTTTCGCCGCCTGATTGATTTTCTGGACAGCCTCCCACAGCTCCGGCCCGATAATTGCCTCGTGCGCGCCCTCATGGGAAATCCATTCCGATTCCGGTTTCCTTATCATGGTCTTATCCTTATAGGAACGGGAACCGGTGCAGTTCTGTGTGAGCGTACCGGCATAAACATCATCGTTCAGAAGGCTTCGGACGGTTGCGTAAGCCCACAGCCGGGAATACTTGCAGCTGCCATTTCCGTAATGGACCGCCCAGTACCAGCGGGGAGGGAGAATCCCTTTCTCATTCAGGGCGGCGGCGATTTTCCCATAGGCCATGCCGGACTGACGCATCTGGAATATCTGCCGCACAACAGCGGCGGATTCCCCGTCAATGACCAGCTTGTGTCTGTCCTCCTCGCTCTTGCGGTATCCGTAGGGAGCGTAGGCGGCAAGATACTGGCCGCTTTTCTTCTTGGCATGAAGCACCGACTTGACCTTGCTGGACAGGTCCTTGAGATGGTAGTCATTCATCAGACTGCGGAAGTGCAGCATATCGGTGTTGTCCCCCTCGCTGTCCAGGCAGTCCAGAACCGATACGAACCGGCATCCGAGGGAAGGGAAAATGACGTCCGTATAACGGCCCACCTCCACAAAATCCCTGCCTAAACGGGAAAGGTCCTTTACCAGAATCAGGTTGATCAGGCCATGCCTTGCGTCCTCCAGCATTTCCAAAAATCCGGGCCGCTGAAAATTGCCGCCGCTGTACCCATCGTCCTGATAGGTCTTGACCTCGATCCAGCCGTTGAGCATGACGAATTTGGAGAGGATTTCATATTGGTTCTCAATGCTCACCGATTCATCGCTGGGGATATAGCCCTTCGCTTTTGCGGAATTGGAGGCGTCATCCACACTCAGGCGGCAGTAGATACCGACTTTATATTGCTTCGCCATAATCCTGCCCCCTTTCCTGTGCCAGCGCCCCGTCCACATTCCCGACATAGCGGTAGTAGACCTTGACCTCACAAATCCGCTGCCCGTTGACCTTCTGGGTATCGCCAACCTCGATCCGGTCTACCAGTTCAAAGAGAATGGTTTCGTCCAGTTCCGAGATTTCGGTATAGCGCCGGATAATTTCCAGCCAGCGGTCGGTATCCACCTGGTTTTCCAGGTGCGCCCGGACTTTCCTTTCCAGTTCCGGGACTGCCTCCGCCTTTTCTGCCCGTTCCGCTTCATATTTCTGCATCAGGGTCTGAAATACCGTCTGCGGGATGGAGCCGGTGCATTTGTCCTCGTAGAGATTCTGCATCAGGCGCTCCAAATCGGAAATACGGGCTAAGGAGGATTTTAATTCCTGCTCATAGGAGAAAAGCCGGGTGTGGGATTCCTTCTCCTTCAGCCGGAGAATCTCGCCCATCAGCCGGTCCGGGTCATATTCCGCAAAGCGGGCCTTTTCCCGGATGTCCTCCAATACCAGCTGGGTCAGCACCGTTTCATAGATGGTGTGGATGGTACACGCGCCCCTTCCGCTGCGGGAGTAGTTGCCGCAGATGAAAGAGCTGTACCGTCCCGGCCTGCCATCCTTATAGGTGAATTTTTCGATATGGTTCCGCATTTTGAAACCGCAGTCGGCGCAGTACACAAGTCCGGTGAAGATGCTCTTGCAGCCATCGGACGGGGCGCTTTTCCGCACCTTCTTTTTGCCGATGCTGGCTACGGTATCCCACAGTTCCCGCGAAATAATAGCCTCGTGGGTCCCCTCCACCCGAATCCACTCGTCCTCCGATTTATTGACGAGCTTGCGGGATTTATAGGAGAGTGTGCCGCTTTTGCCCTGTACCATGTTCCCGATGTAGACCTCGTTGCGGACCATGTTTTTAACCGTCTGGTCAGCCCATTTGTGGTTGACCCTGCGGGGGTCGCTCTGGCCCTTGCGCTGGTAGTACAGCACACCGGGCGGCTGAATCCCTTCTTCATTGAGCGCCACCGCGATGGCGTGAAATCCCATGCCTGATGCCCGCATTTCAAAGATACGGCGCACAACCGGCGCGGTTTCCTCGTCAATCACCAGATGGTGCTTATCCAGCGGGTCGCGCCGGTAGCCATAGGCGGGGTAGGTCCCCATAAATTTTCCGTTTTCGGCACAGGCTTTCTTGACCGCCTTGACCTTCTTGCTGGTGTCCCGGCTGTAAAATTCATTAAATAAGTTCAAAAAGCACATGACATCGGTGCTTCCGTTGTCGCTCATGGTATCAATGCCGTTGTTCAGCGCGATGAACCGGCACCCAAGAGAGGGGAACAGGTAATCCGTATATTGCCCAAATTCGATGTAGTTGCGGCCAAAACGGGAAAGGTCCTTCACCAGAATCACATTGATCCGCTTTGCCTTTGCGTCCTCGATTAACCGCCTGACGCCTGGGCGGTTGAAGTTCGTGCCGGAGTATCCGTCGTCGATATAGACATCGACCTCATTCCAGCCGCGCTGCCTGACATAGTTTTGAAGCAGCAGCTTCTGGTTCTCAATGCTGACCGATTCCCCGTCACGTTCATCGTCGTTACTTAACCGGCAGTAGATGCCCACGTTGTATGTTGTATCCATCATCTTTGTTTTACCTCCCGACCATCTCAGAATCCATACCTCGTGCGGCAAAATGGCTCCGCAGGTTTTACCCTGCATGAATATCTTACCGGAGAATCCACCGCCGCGCAATGATACGGCAGGCCGCGAGGCTTTCTGTTATTTGGAACCGCTGGCAGCTGGAATGGCTTCCGACATGGCGCGTCTGACTGCCAGCTGTTCCAGCGTCTTTCCCAGGTCCTTTTCTCCCGAAAAAAAGCTGGTGACGCGATAAATGGTTTTCCCGATCCGCACCTCTTTGTAGGAGCTTGTCGGGGTTGTCTGTTTGGTCATAAAGACGCACCTCCGTTCAAAAATTGTTTTTACTCTATGGTTAAAAAGCAGCCGTATCGAAAGATAAGGGCGGCGGTTGCCGCTGGATACCGTCCGGTACGGCTGCTGCAATTCTGTTTGGATGGTTCGTCATATTTGCCACGCCCCCTGACGATGGGGACATAACAGGCCGCTCCCGGCAGAGCTGTCATAACTCCGCAGCGCCGTTTTTCTCGTGCGCCGCAGGGTTCCCCCCAAGTCTTTGGCGGGCCGTGAGGAAGTATCTTTAAGCCCCCGCACCATCATCGCGCCCG